TAATAAGAAAACATTGATTAACATTCTTAGCAATCCAAAAATACAGAAGATTGCCCATAATATAAAATTTGAGGAAACATGGAGCGTAATTTGTTTAAATCAACCAGTAAAAGGATGGAAGTGGGATACTATGTTGGCCTCGCACATATTAGATAATCGTCCAGATATTACTAGTCTTAAATTCCAAACATATGTTAATTTTGGCTTAATAGATTATGATAATGAAGTAATGCCTTATTTAAAAAGCAAAAATGGAAAGGATAGTAATGCAAAAAATAAAATACTAGAATTAATATCTACTAAAAAAGGACGAGAGGGGTTATTGCTATATAATGGACTAGACGCACTTTTCGAATATAAGTTGGCTAAGAAACAGATGAGGCTGGTGGAAGCAATGACAATGGACTCATACAATCTTTTACATGAAGGGACTTTATCTTTTGCACGAACTGAGCAGGCAGGAATTCATATTGATGTTGACTATTGCATTAAGAAGAAAGAAGTCTTGACTCGAAAAATAATTTATTTACAAAAGAAACTAGGGGAAACAAGACTAGCAAAACAATGGAAACACCATTTTGGCGATAAATTCAACCTAAATTCAAATTATCAATTATCAAAAATCCTCTATGCTGTTAAAAAGATAACCCCACCTAAATTAACTTTTGCTGGCAAAGGGTCTACAGACAATGCTTCCTTATCCGAATTGAATATGCCTGAATTGAATTTGCTATTGGAAATAAGAAAATTGATCAAAATTAGAGATACTTATTTAGAGGCATATCTCAGGGAACAGGTTAATGGAATAATACATCCGTTTTTCAACCTCCATTTAGTACGTACATACCGTTCCAGTTCAGATTCCCCCAATCTCCAAAATGTGCCCAAAAGGGGTAATGAGGCAATGAAAATCTGCCGGAGAGCAATATTACCAAGTCCAGGCTATCAATTAGTAGAAGCCGATTATTCTGGTCTTGAAGTAAGAATATCAGCCTGTTATCACAGGGATAAAACAATGCTAAAATATGTACGCACGCCTGGTTCTGACATGCATGCGGATATGACAAAGCAAATTTTCCTATTAGATTCTTTTGATAAAAAATCACAAGCACATTCTTTATTGAGATATATCGTTAAAGGAGCCTTCGTTTTCGCAGAATTTTATGGAGATTATTACAAAAATAGTGCCATCAACCTCTGCAAAGAATCTGGACTTCCATTGCAAGGAAAATGGCATTCAAGACAAGGGGTATTATTATCAGAGAATTATTATCTTTCAGAGCACCTTATTAACAATGGCATCTCTTCTTTTCCTCAATTCCAAAAGCACATGCAAAAAATAGAAAATAATTTTTGGAATGTTAAATTTAAGGGCTACCAAGCATGGAAAGATAATTCATGGAAAGATTATCAGGAAAAAGGGTATATTAATACCCTTACTGGATTTAGATGTAGTGGGCTGATGGATAAAAAAAATGTAAGTAATTATCCAATTCAAGGCTCAGCATTTCACTGTTTATTGAAAGCATTCATTGAGATTGATAAAATATCTATAAAAGAGAGGTGGAAAAGCCATTTAATAGGTCAAATACATGATTCAATGTTGTTAAATGTCTATCCTGATGAATTGGATCATGTAATAGATATAGTAAGAGAAGAGACATGTGAAAAACTTCCTAAAATCTGGGATTGGATAATAATACCACTCGACATTAATATAATAATTTATGGTATTGATGCGTCTTGGAGCGAAAATAAACAAGGAAAGGAAAAAAAACAATGAGCCTTTATCATAAATACCGTCCTATATGTTTGGAAGAAGTCATAGGAAATGAATCGGAAATTGAGATTATTCGTGCAGAACTACAAAGGGGGGATTCCCCCCATGCCTTCCTTTTCTACGGCCCTACAGGTTGCGGTAAAACTACATTGGGAAGGATTGTAGCAAAGGGGCTTGCTTGCAAAGGGAATGATTTTAAGGAAATAGATTCTGCTGATTTTAGAGGGATAGACACTATTAGAGAAATACGCAAACAATCACAATATTTGCCGATGGAAGGAAAATGTAGAGTATGGTTACTGGATGAATGCCACAAACTCTCTTCTGATGCCCAAAATGCCATGCTGAAAGCCTTAGAAGACACGCCTTCCCATGTATACTATATTCTATCCACAACAGAACCTCAAAAATTGTTGCCTACTATTAAAGGGAGATGTTCACAGCATCAGGTTACCCCTTTAAGCGATAGCCAAATGTTTTCGTTGCTAAGAAAGGTGATAAAAAATGAAAATGAAAATCTACAAAAGATAGTTTATAAACAAATCATACAAGACAGTTTAGGAAGTCCTCGAAATGCCTTGCAAATACTAGATCAGGTATTATCTGTCCCATCAGATCAAAGACTATTAGTAGCAAGAAAACAAGCGGAAATGCAATCACAGGTAATTGAGTTGTGCAGGGCTTTGCTTTCAAAAACTGGATGGAAAAAGATTTCTAATGTATTATCAGATTTGCAAGGACAAGGACAAGAACCTGAAAGCATTAAAAGGGCAATAATAGGTTATTTTAGTTCAGTCCTATTAAAGGAGGATAATATGATAGCAGGACTAATTATAGAAGAATTCCTGAAATTATCTTTTTACGATGGTTTTCCAGGTATAATTTTTGCTTGTTATTCAATAATTAAATTAGGAGGAAAGGAAAAATGAAGGAAAGGGATTATACAAATGATATTGAAATCTCTCCAGATTCCCTTGATACAGAATGGCTATTACAACCACAATTGATGCTAAAATATGGGGAGACTGTTGCTGAAGCAAGAAGGAGTGTGGATTATGCAAAGGAAAGATCAGAGATCAAAAGGGCAGAATTAGATAAAGATATAAGGACATATCCAGAAAAATACGGCATCTCTAAAATAACAGAATCCGCCATCCAGGGGACTATAATTCTCGATTCAGAATATACAGAATTGAATATTAATTTCATAGAATCCAAATATGAATTAGAGGTGCTCCTTGCAGCAGTTCGAGCAATAGAACAGAAGAAAACAGCCTTGGAAAATCTTGTCAAATTGCATGGACAAATGTATTTTGCTGGACCAAAAATACCAAGAGACCTGACTAAAGAATGGGAATTGGAACAAAGGCAAAAGAGCTCAAATAAAAAAATTATGCTTCGATCTAAGTGAATTTGTTGACAAACGTATAATAGTAAAAAATGGGGTACTAAAATGATAAAATGGTTTGTTTTATTCATTGTATTGATATTCTTCATTCCATTTTATACTTATATTATTAGTAAGAGTGTAACTTTGGGAAAGATTAATGTGTTAAAACATTTTTTCTATAGAGAAAGAGGCAATGTAAAAGACAAACCCAAAAATCCAAAAGGAGGTAACAAATGAAGAAATCGGCAAGTAAATTTAAACAGGCTGTTGCAAAAGATAGCCATAGGCAAAAAATACAAAGAAGCAAATATGGATACTTAAATCTCCCCTCTGGTATCAATATTTTCAAGGAAGAACCAAACACAAAAGTCCTTCTAGATTTTCTTCCTTATGAAGTCTCTGCTGAAAATCACCCAGACAGAGATGATGAGATTGGCATAGCAACACCAGGAAGTTTATGGTATAAACGGCCATTCAAAATACACCGCAACATTGGTAATGAAAATGAAGCAGAGGTTTGCCTATCTTCTATTGGAAAATCGTGTCCTATTTGCATTTATAGAGCAAAAAGATTAAAGGAAGGGGCTGAAAAGGAGGAAGTCGATTCTTTAAGGCCTTCCAATAGAAACTTATACATTGTTATTCCTAAAGACCATAAAGATTATGAGGAAAAACCTCATATTTGGGATATAAGTAGCTTTTTATTTCAAAATATGCTCAATGATGAGATAGAAGAAGATTCTGATAGGGGTGTATTTCCAGACCTAGAAGAAGGATTAACGGTGCGTATAAGATTTTCAGAAGCGCAGATTGGCAAAAATAAATTTGCAGAAACTAGTCGAATCGATTTCATAGAAAGGGATGAACAATATGATGTAACTATGCTGAAAGATATGCCAGATTTGGATAATGTTTTGAATATTCTAGATTATAAACAATTAGAAGCAAAGTTTTTTGGAGCTGATGAAATAGTAGAAACAGACATGTCAGAAAAAGGGAGCAGAAAAATCGATGAAGAGGAAAAAATAGAGGAAGAGGAAGAAATAGAGGAAGAGGAAAAGGAAGTAAAAAAGGGGATAAAAAGAAGTCTTAAACCAGTAACTAAAAAGAAAAATAAGTGCACATACAAACATACATTCGGAAAGGATTGCGAAGAATATGATGAGTGTGATGATTGTGAGATATGGGATCAATGTATAGACGCTAAAACGATGGGAAATGATGATGTCCCTTTCTAAACAAAAAATAGACTTCTTTAGAAAAGAAGAGGTATATTTGCTTGGTACGAATGCCAATAGGGTTTTGCATGAAGATGTAAGCCTATTGGCTTTGTATCATAATACCTCCAAATCTACTATCATAAGAAGGGCAGTCGAGCAATTAATTAAAGAACAACTAGGTGATTCTTCAATAATTATAAAAGAATTGGCCCTACGAGTTTTGCAAAAAAAACCACAGGATGTTGACTATGATAAATATATACCCATTATCATAGACAATCTAAAAAGCAAGAAAATATCTGGTAAACACATAAAACAGATAAGAGAAGAAATAATAAGGCAAGTAAAAGGTATTGATATTCAAAAATGATACGTCAAAACAAATTAGTCAAACAAATCGAAGAACATAAACAGGCCATAGAAGACTTCAACAAAGGCAATGAGAAAAATATAATTAGTACTGGTTCAACATTGCTTGATTTAGCTATCTCTGGAGGGCGAATACGGGGGGGAGGTATCCCTGCTGGCATAATGGTAGAGATTTTTGGCCCTCCATCATGTGGAAAAACTATTCTCCTTTGTGAAATTGCTGGAAATATACAACAACAAGGAGGCAATATTATGTTTCATGACCCAGAAGGAAGGCTGAATAAACAATTTGCCAAACTGTTTGGGTTGGACATTGCTCGAATGGATTATTCTATGCCAAATACAGTTCCCGAAGTTTTTCAGTCTGTAAGAAATTGGAATGTTGAGGAAAATAAAATCCACGGAATATTTACCGATTCCCTAGCCGCTCTTTCTACTGATTTAGAGATGAAGGAAGATTCTGATAAATATGGATTACGAAGGGCAAAGGAATTTAGTGAAGAATGTAGAAAAACCTGTCGGGTATTGCCCCAAAAAGGCTTCCTTATGGTTTGTTCCAACCAAATAAGGCAAAATATTGATGCTGGCCCCTATGGACAAAAATATATTACGCCTGGTGGAGAATCTATTGGGTTTTATTCAAGTCTCCGTTTGCGGTGTTCTATTCCACAGAAGATTAAAAAAACCAAAACAGTATTCGGTAAGGAAGAAACAAGAACTATTGGGGTAGGAATTCAAGTTGAGGTATATAAAAGTAGCGTTTGGAAACCCTATCATATAGCCCCTATAACTATATTGCACGACTATGGAATTGACGATATAAATGAAAACCTAAAATTTATAAAGGCACATTCTAACAAATCTATTTACACTATTGGTAATAGGGAACTCAGCAAATCTATTGCTAAAGCAACAAGCATGGTAGAATCTAACAACTTGGAAAATGAAGTAAAGGAAGAAGTTATTACTCTCTGGGAAAAAATAGAGGGTGAGTTTAAGAAGGGAAGGAAAGAAAAACATTAAAAGGCGAATTACTATACAGTCAGCTAAAAGCAAAGGGAGAATCCTACAGCAATGGACATGCAAAAAGATAGCAAAGACGACTGGATATGTTTGGGGGAAAGATAAGCCCATTGAATCTCGTCCAATGAGCCAATCTGGAGTAGACATACGGTTAGAAGAAAGTGTGAAAAAATTATTCCCATTTTCTGTAGAATGCAAATGGCAAGAATCTTGGGCAGTTCCAGCATGGATTGAGCAAGCAAAGAAAAATCAGATGGAAGGTACTGACTGGTTGTTAGTTATCAAAAGGAATAGGAAACTTCCAGTGGTTATTATGGATGCTGATAGCTTTTTTCGCCTGATAAAGAAAGCAAGTAATTTAGATGAATTTGAAAAATGGAGAACATAACACTAATTTTGAACTATTTATATTACCTACTGAAGGAATTTGCTCTATAGAAGAATTGAGCAGATATTTGGATCTTCCTGCTAATACTGTACAACAAAAATTAATCGAGTTTGGGATAGATATTTTAAGCTTTTCAAGGCTCCATAAACATAAATTGATTCGATTGGAAGACTTGAGGCAAAAATCAAGGTAGTGACTGAAATTGACAGCTAATTTGGGCTATATTACAGCTAATTTGGGCTATATTACAGCTAATTTGGGATATATTTGAATTTTGAAGCTATACTTACCTATGGAGAAAAAAAGAAAACCAGCCACACAGCAAATTTAGGGTTGGGTTACTTAGAAAGATAAAAGAATATGTTACA